CTATTAGGAGGGACTGGCTTCACTTCATGGAAGCTTATAGAGTCTTCTTACTTACTTGACGTTTCTAGCACGATTGTTATCTTGTTTTTGTTTTGGGCGATTGTACAATTCCGTAGTTTTATTACTCAATACTTATTGAGATTACAGATCAAACAACAATTTGGAACATATGTCAGTCCCGACTTAGTTGAGCAATTACAAAAAGATCCGTCATTACTTAAATTAGGTGGGGAGAGGAAAGAAATGACTTTCTTATTCACCGATATTATGGGTTTCACTCCCGTTTCAGAGACATTTAAAAATAATGATGATCCAGAAGGATTAGTAGATTTAATCAATACTTATCTAGATAGTATGACTACTATAATTTTAGATAATGGTGGTACAATCGATAAATATATGGGTGATTGTATAATGGCTTTTTGGAATGCTCCACTACCTTGTATAAACCATGCGGATATGGCAGTTAAATCAGCAATAGAAATTAATATTAAAACTGAAGAACTTAATAAACAGTTTAAAGAGCAAGGCTTAGGACTTCCTCCGATTAATGTTGGAACAGGAATTAATACAGGAACCTGTATTGTAGGAAACATGGGCTCAGCTAAACGATTTGACTACTCTGTAATAGGAGACGCAGTAAATCTAGCCGCTAGATTGGAAGCAACTGCAGGGCGAAATGATTATAAAGAATGGAAGATTATTGTATCAGAAGATACTATGAAGGAAAGTAAAGACTTTAACTTTGATAGTATAGGAGATATTTTAGTAAAAGGAAAATCAGAGCCAGTTGAGATATATAGCATACAAAAATAGTTCTTGACTTATAATTGCATTTTTGATATAATAAACAAAAATGAGGAAAATAGATGAGACACATGATCAAGTGGCTTAAAATATGTGCCTTCTTATTAGCATTAATGTTAGCAGTTCATAGTATGGAAATTGTATATGATATCATGTTCCACCGAGGAAATGGTAGTTTTTTTAATACAAACGAAATGCATGACCTACACAAACCAGGTAATAAGATAGGCAAAGACTTAGTAGACCAGATGGGTTACTAAACAAAAACAAGGAAGAACAAATGAAAAAATTAATTTCAGGGATTTTTATAATATTGATTGCAGGTTGTAGCACGATTGGTGGAGTCTGGGAAGCAGGCAAAACCGTAGTTACTGGGACAGTCGACGCCGTCGTGACTGGAACTTCTCAGATAGCTAGTGCCGTAGCTGAAGATGCCGTTAACACAGTGGCATTTGTTGTAGATACGACTGCTGGCGTAGTTGTAGACACAGCCGAAATGATAGATAAGAATACCGACGCATTGCAGGACGAAGAGCCTGAGGGAAAGTAAACCGCCCGTCTAGGGAGCAACTAGAAGCAACCCCTAAAATAATTATTAGACATGAAATAGAATCTATCCAAAGTCTACTAATTAGGATTAAAGCCTATTGTGCCGAATATCCACTCGGTTGCGACATTCTAGATATATACTATCCAGTAGATGGAGAATGAGTACGACAATTTGACACAGAGTATCCAGTATTTAGTGTCAAATTCGTACTAACATAACGTCACTATACATACCGATTTATTATTTTTACTAATTGACAACTTTTTGGAGACTATGGTTGTACATGAAGGAAAATATTTAATAAATACTAATATGTTAACCGTATAAGGAGTACGTTCATAACGATAATTTTTCGTAAAATCTATTTGTAGAAAATATTTCTATTTTAGATTAAAAATGAACCGTATAACTTTGTGTTTAAAACCACCTACGGAAAATAATACTTGACAACGGGCTGATATTTTGATATAATACAATAAAGACTTTCTTGAAAAGTCTAAGAACAGAGAATAGCAATGGAAGAAGCAACAGTTGCAGCAGATTTAGCTAAGCATGAAGCCGTTTGCGCTGAAAGGTGGAAAACCGTCTTTAATAAGATGGAAGATCACGAGGAGCAAATAAATAGGGTAGAAACGATACTAATAGCCGTAGCTGGAGGCATCATAGCCGGTGGCGGTGGAGTCATTGCTACAATACTTTTTATGCATTAGGAGTAAAAAATGGTAGAAACAAATTACGAAAAGAAAGATATAACAGCTAGCCCCAAAAAGAAGGACATGGTACCTTCAGGCTGGGAACTTTTTGAAAAACGCGGCACTTGGTGTACAAGATCACCAGATGGAGTGTTAGCAAAACACGCGTCTAAAGCAGATGCGATGGGGCATTTAAATGGTTAAGGAAGAAACAAAAGAAGTCGTAGAAGAAGTAATAGTTGAGGATGAATTGACCCCTCGACAAAAGATTCTAGCGGCAAGGAAGATAAATTTACAGAGAAAAAGGCGACAAAAACTGCCTCCTTCTCTTAGATGAGAAAACAACCGCCTCACGAGAGGCTGACAGTTTGTGAATCTTGTCCACATTATAGTAAATTTTGGAAAACTTGCTCACTCTGCCACTGTTTCATGCCTTTGAAAACAAAAATACGGTGGACTATATGTCCAGATGAGCCACCTCGGTGGTTTTAGGAGAAAAAAAATGTCAATATTATTGAATCAGGACGAGAAAAGCGTCCCAACATCAATAGAATCAGCTAGTTCCATGGGAGCAGTTAGCAATGTTAGATTTGTTAACGACACTGGTTCAGAAGCAATGATTTATTATTTGAACTCTAGCAATATACAGCTAGGGTCAGTTACTTTATCCAACGGTGAGAGTCTAGTTCTTAAGAAAAGAAGAAACTTTCACAAATTCTATGCTAGTAGAGCTGGTATTAGAGGCGTTGGTTGCTTAGAATTTTCTTAGAATGAGTAAACTGAAGAAGTTTTGGAATATCATAAAGGGTAATGACCTAAATCGTGATGGCAAAGTAGACATCGAAGATAAGTTAATAGCTGCAGAGCGTAAAGCTGAACAGCAGCTACAAGAAATTGACCTGTTTAAACCAGGTAAGAACAAAGAGTAAATCTTTGTAAGGGGAAAAAGTTATGGATATGGTAAAAAAATACGTGGACTGGGCGAAAGCTAGAGTAAGTGAAAGAACATCATGGGATGGAGCAGTAATTATTGCTATATGTGTTATGGTGATTTGTTTTGGCGGACTAGCTAAAATGGCAGCTTGGGTAGGCTTAGCATATGGTGCTTGGACTTGTTATAAAGCTGAGCTTTAAGTTTAAGGAGCAAAATGACGCTTCCACAATTAAAAACACAAGACCTTCAGAATAAGTTAGAACTCTCTTGGCAAATTAGAGCTATATATAGAGCAGAAACTTTACTGATTCAAAAACAACGGAACAAACTTGAAAAGTTTCAAGAAGTGAGACGAACATGCCAATCAGAAAAACAAAAGGTGGTTGGAAAGTAAACAATACTCCCGGCACGTCAAAAACCAAGAAGGCTGCTAAACGTAGACTTCGTGCAATCAAATGGCGACAAGGGAAAGCACGCCGTAATAAGCGTAGGAGAAATCAATGAGATTTAAAGTAGAAGGAACATCAACTTCAGCACCCACAACTTCAGGAGCAGCCATAACAGTAAATGGAGCCACAGAAGTAATGGTAAGAAGCACTGATGCAGCAGCAACATACAGAGATGTATATATATCTGGTGGAACAGCCTTTGTTATTGGGGGCGGAGAAATGTTCATTATTGTTAAAGCAAGTACAGAAACAATGTACGCTGCTCATGCAAATGTAAAATTTTTACACGTCAATACAAGAGTAATGTAAATATGTCAAAAATAGACTTAAGAAAAGTAGATGGAAGAAGGTTATGGCTAGACGAATGCTTCATGTTAGCTACTGACTCTTTAAGTAAGACATATGGAAAAGAACGTAGAGGACGAGAACTAAGCTCCTCAGAGAGACAAATGAAACATCTAGCTGCTTCGTATCTCTACTTGTTTAATGTAGTACAAGAAAAAGAACTACTACTAGATACAGAAAACCTATTTGAAGAAGAGACTTTACACTAATGCTAGACATAAGTAGGAAAGACATAGTAGCTGACGACTTAATGCAGTTCGGTGAACATAGGTTTATCAAATTACCGATTGAAGGATATATGGAGTTATTAGGGATATCTCCAAATAGTACTCAACGGGCAATTATTAATGCTATAAATAATCCTAAATATAGGTTTATTTGTGCAGCAGTTTCTAGACGACAAGGTAAAACCTACATTGGTAACATTATAGGGCAATTAGTATGTTTAGTACCAAATTGTCATGTTTTATTAATGTCGCCTAATTACTCCCTTTCACAAATTTCCTTTGATCTACAAAGGATGCTTATCAAACACTTTGATTTAGAAGTTCTTAAAGATAACGCTAAAGACAAAGTAATCGAATTATCAAACAACTCAACAATACGAATGGGGTCAATAAATCAAGTTGATTCTACAGTAGGTCGATCTTATGATTTAATTATTTTTGACGAGGCTGCATTAGTAGACGGCAGAGATGCTTTCAATATAGCACTTCGTCCAACACTAGATAAAGAAAATTCAAAAGCATTATTTATTTCAACCCCTCGGGGAAGGAATAACTGGTTTTCAGAATTTTACTATAGAGGATTCAGTGACGAATTTCCAGAGTGGGCTTCTATAAGGGCCACCTATCATGAAAATCCTAGATTTAGTGATGAAGATATAGCCGAAGCTAAGAAAACTATGTCTGAAGCAGAATTTATGCAGGAATATATGGCAGATTTTAATGTCTATGAAGGACAAGTCTGGACATTTAATTTTGAAAAGTGTCAACAAGACCTTTCAGAACTGGAAGTACAGAATATGGATATATTTGCAGGATTGGATGTGGGATATAAAGATCCTACAGCTTTCTGTGTAATTGGATATGATTGGGACAAAGGATTATATTATTTACTTGATGAGTACTATGATGCTGAAAGAACTACTGAACAACACGCAATAGAAATCAGTAAAAAAATGAATAAATGGGATATAGATTATATCTTTATCGACTCAGCGGCACAACAAACAAGGTTTGATTTTGCTCAAAACTATGACATTACAACTATTAATGCAAAAAAATCTGTTTTAGATGGTATAGGTCATGTAGCTGGTATAGTTGATAATGATAAGCTAATTGTACATCAAAGTTGTAAGGAGTCTTTACTCTGCCTTGATCAGTACCAGTGGGATCCAAATCCTAATTTGCTGAGAGAGAAGCCTAAACATAACATGGCTTCCCATATGGCAGATGCATTAAGATACGCGCTGTACTCGTTCGAAACTTCAGTCACTTCCTTTTAATAATCACCGAATCAAAAATAGTTCTTGACATTATCCCTAAATTTCGATATAATACTAATAAGAAGTAAGTTTATGACACTAAAACGAGATCTAGTTAAATATGTTCGTGACAAGGCTAAGTCCCAATATAATAAAGGGACGGATTGTTACATCTGCGGAAGAACAGAGAATCTGGACTTTCATCATTTTTACGGGTTAACAGAGTTATTAGAAACATG